CGGCTGTGCCATCATGCTTGTGTCCAGACGTATTTACAAATGCTGCCAGTATCTGATTAAATTCATTGTTACTGTCGGCAGCATTAATAACATCGCCGTCTGTGTAGGATGACTGTCTAGTGTAACCTGCCATTAGCGTCTTGCTCCTGCATCAAATTCTAACTGAAAACCTTTGAGTGTATACGGGGAAGAGGTTGCGTTATCCACCACACGCATCGCTACAGCAAATCCACTGCCCTCTACAGGCTGTCTAGTCAATGGATTAGATTGACCACCGTATGTTGCTGTGCCGTATACAGATGTTCCGTACAATGCCACGACTGTCGAACTGTCAAATGGATATGCCTCTGGTCTTGCGGCATCAGGCGACTCATAATCGTACCGTAAAAACAAGTCAGAATTCAGTGCACCTGTTGGTGAATAGTTGATAATCACCCGCTGAAAGTTTTTACGGATACCTGCATCACCCATTGTCATGTCAGGTGAACGATAGCGACCTATGATATCCGTGCCATCGAACTGGTTGCCCTGTTCTTGCCTGTACACAAATCCATCAGCAGAACCGTGGAGTACAAAAGTTTCTCCCTGCGATGTGAATGAGTCCGTGCAGGAAGGTTTAATCCCTTTTAGAGTGCCGAATTCATAACCTTGTTGCTTACGGACTGCTATAACACCTGTCGTATTTGCTTCAATAAGAGCACCAGTTTTAAATAATCTATATTGCGTTTTATCTGGAACAACTACACTTTCAAATTCATCTATGTCAGTATCGGTAAACAACTCTTTGACATTGCTTGATATAGTTCCCAATTCAACATCATTAATTCTTTCGGTACCTGCAACGGTGCGAAGACCATCTCGCCCAAGGAATAAGATGTCCCCAGCAAGTTCTTGGACAGTAAAACCGTTAAGACATCCGATATCTCTAGTAATTGGTTGTAGTACGAAGTCTGCAAGTGTATTGCCTGTTAATTTGTAAATACGTTCTTCGCCAAAGATAATCAGTTCATTACGAAATGGAAACAGTGCTGTTACTTTACTGTCAATTCGTAAACTTCCTGCACCATTAGCTGTACTAAAGTCATTATCCGTAAATGGTGCGGTAAATATAATTTCTTCTGGATTTGCGCTGTGCCCCGCAAAAAACAACGCATCTTTGAAGCCAGTTACGAATTTTGGGTTAGCGGGTGCGCCTGTAGCGTTTAAGTCGGTTACCGTTGTGCCATCGTACTTCGTCGCATGATTAGCACCATCTGCCCATACAATATGCTCAGTTCCAGCTAAATTGTAACGATGATGAGTGTATTTACCTGCGCTAGTACGACCTGTGTCAATCTCTGTCCATGAACCACTGCCACTAGCCCCTTCAAAAACTTTTGTGCCACGGGCTGCAATAACTTTTGTGTTACCTGCAAAATATGCAGACATAAGTACTTTTTCAGTAGCGGAAGATGTTTGAGGAACAATGTTGGTGTTCCATTTTGTAAAACCGTTGATACGTCTGTAACCACCGCTGACGTCTGGCTCAAAGTTTTCTAGTTCAAGAGCCATGCCCGGTTGCATTTTAAATGTAGGCTGGTCAAGAACCAGACCACCTTCGCAAGCAAACACAAAGGGACTAAGTTGTGCTTCATCAGCCATGTGTTAAACCCTTGCGGTTACTGCTACAGTGCCATACCTCTGTGAACGTGGGATGAATGTGGACCTAATGTAATTAAAGTTACGATTCAGAAGGAGGCTTTGCATATGCTTAATACCATTCTCGAATCGGCTGAAGTTAATGCCGTACTGTTGCGCCTCTCCACGATATTGATAGCCGTAAGCAGTTGCGCCATCTACTATAACCTGCCTAAATTGCTCAGGTATTGCAGGTGCATCAGTGGTTGCACTTAACGCCGTAGGCTTACTAAAGGCATCATATTTAAGTGTGTACGCTTTGTCAGGATAAGGAAAAAGCCCGTAATTGTTATCTGGCGTCCTGAATACATATTCAGGAACCCCTCCAACATTAGACGTGCTTTCTTGGTCGATATATTTATCTACGTATTCATTATAGTCTAATTTCAATAGACTAACCCCAGAGACAGCTAGCGCATCGCTTTTTTCTATGCGGAAGGTAGCGTAATCAACATGGTACAGACCACTGTCAACAGTGTAACGTGTCTGCCCAGCGACTAATGTTTGGCTCTGTTCTGAATGGCTAAATGCCCACCCAAACTCACGTTGGTAAATATAGTTAATTGAATCATTTACAGCGTTCTTGCATTGCGTCTGAAATCCACGTGAAGCAGTAAAGTTCGATGAAGTCAGGGCCACTTCATTGAATCTAGCGAGAACTTCGTTCGTAATGTCCAGATAATTATACGCCATGAGAACCCTAAGTTTAGGGACCGACTAACACAGCCGGTCCCTATTCTGTTAGTTACGCGTTGTCGCGAGCCACTTCAGCGGCAAGTTCCTGAGCACCGTTTACGTCTACGACGCAAGCGTATACACGGAGCTTACCAGTGGTAACGTCAGCAGATGATGCAATCAGCTTCACGTCAATCGTATCGGTAGTCGTTACGAACTGAGTGAAGGTCGATGCGGCACCTGTCACAACATCGTTGGCCTGACCATTAGTACCTTCTGCAAGGAAACCGGCGGAGGATACGTCACCACCATCAATGATATCATCGCCAGCCGCAAAGTCGATATCGACAGTCGGAGACGTGCCATCAAAGGCAGTCAGAACCTCTGCACCAGCAAACAGCACGAAGGTGTTTGCAGGGATTTCAAGCAGTTGGAAGATGTCGCCGTTGGTGCAGCTATAGTCAGTAATTTTACTGATGTCTAAAATTGCCTCAACCATGCGCATGTCCATGCCATCGCGGCTTGCCGGAAGTACGGCAATGGAGTCTGAGTTTACACCAGCAGTCGAGCTGGCGGTCATATCAAAAGTAGCCATTGATAACCTCCCTTAAGCAGCGTTGTACTTAGCAGTAACGATTGCTTCAGGGCGAAGAATCTTACGGCCGTACAGGTGCATACCGCGAACGATGTCCGCAAACGAATCTGGGTCACGGTAGGACTCAGTCTTCGTAATTTGCGATGCCGAAGCAACCGCAGATGAGTGACCAGCAACAATTACGCCGAAGTTGGAGTTCTGGTTAGCCGAACCGGTAGTTGCGGGACCAGTACCAACTGATGGCAGGTTGTTGGAAACATACACGTCGAAGCCGTGTAGCTGAGTAACAGCGAGACCGCCTTGGATGCCCGAGCCACCGAAGTCTGCGTTCAGAAGACGTGAGTCTTCATCCTTCAGAAGTTCGATGAATACTGGGTCAACGATGAGCCAACGGCCCTCGGTGTCAACAAACTGCTGGTCCAGCTTACGTGCCATACGAGCAATCACCATCAGAGGCGAAGCAGTTGCCGTAGGCAGGGCAGTTGCACCAGGCAGACGTGCTGCCAGAGGAATCGAGTGGTCACCGGCCGAAGAGGTGGTGATGTTACCGAAGCTATCCTTGCGAAGCTTCATGCTGGTCAGGAGTTCGTCCGAACCAGCAGTCGCCACTGCTTTGGAACCGCTGACTACGTCGTTTGCGGTGCCAGCTGCAGTGCTAAGCGCAGATTGCTTGAAACCCGACAGGTAACCAAGAACCTCTTGGTCATGCTGGTCGCGAAGGCGATAACCTGCGCGGTCAGATGCCAGAGACTCAAAGTTAACGTGACTGTGAGCTTCTTCGATGTCATCTACTTTGAAAGCAAAGTAGTTTGCCTTGTCTACAACAAGGCTAAAGTCTTCGTCGTCGAGGTCTTGCGGAGTGATTTGGACACCACGCGCGTATTCCTTAACGGTAATCTCGGGTTCTTTGATGATACGAACGGTATCACCAAAGTTCGCGATTTCACCGAAGTAATCGGAATTCGTGATTGACTCAGCGACAGAAGTTTTACGGAAAGCTTGCTGGACTTTTTGGGAGTAAATTACCGGGGAGAAATTTCCGTTCGGTAGATTACCGTATCCAGCGGCAGTTTTAAAAGCCATCTTAAACTCCTAGATGAGGCTTGAAACACCGATTTTCTGAACACTGTAAAGGCCAGCTAGTCTAGGTAACTGCTGAAAGCAGGGCTAAACGTCACCTGGGTGGTTTAGAGAGGGAGAAAATCGTATGCCCCGCTACACTCGGGGCTACAATTTTAAACGAAAAAGTGCCTGAATTTTATGTGTAGGGCACGTGCGCGGGTTGCCGAATAGGGGCCGCAGTTATAGTTAATATATTTTTTACCACATTTTCAACGGTTTGTAAACAGTAATTTACTGCCCACCGCGAGAAACATCGTAAATAAAGTTACCAGACTGAATAGCTTGCATGATTGCTTCTTCATTCTTGGCAAATTCTTGGGGACGCATTTTAGCTACGTCTGACTCTCGCCATTGATTGCTCTGCGCTTCTTTGGTATCAGCGACTGTGCTTTGACCACGAGACGAAACAGCTTGCGCCGCAGCTTTATCAGCTTTCTGCACACTCTCTTTCTTATTTGCAATGTTACGGTCAACCTTATAGAGGTCAATTGCGCGAGCAGCAGAGCGAGCGTCATTTTCATTTTCATATAGTGCCTGTTGAACCCATGTAGGCTGTTCCTGTACCCAACCGTGGAATTCCTCATCATTACGAATGTCATCAAAGTCTGGGTGAAGTTGCAGAAGTTCTGCTTCTGCGCGTTTGCGGTTAGCATCAGCCTCCCGCTCTGCGATAAGCTCAAGACGTTTTTCTATAGTAGAATCAAGCTCTTGTGCCTTCTTTGTAGCGATACTTTCTACGATTTTAGCTACATCAGGATACTTCTCCGACCACTCGCTAATCTCTTCATCAGACTTGGGTAGTTGAATAGCTTCTTTAGTTGCCGTCGACAGCTGGGTTTCAAGAGCGCGAATCTGCTCTTTAAGTTGCTCTTCCTTTTGCTGTGAGTGACGACGGAGGTCTCCATACCTTTTCTTAAATGTCTTTTCTTCTGGGGCAAGACTCTCGGTCTCTACCTTATCCTCTTCTTCTGCTTTCTGCTCCTGCAGAAGTGAACGCCGCTCTTCTTCCAGCTGTTGCAGTTCTGCTTCTTCATTAGAGCGGTCTTTCTTGTACTTAATCGGGGTTGTCTTAATATCTTGTTTTACAGCCATTGCTTCAGCCATAATGTACTCCTTAATGGGGCCACCAGTAGCCTTTCGGGGTGATGGGTAGCCGGACTACAGCTTCTTCTTCTTAATCCAACCTCTTGCGATAGCTGCGCCAAGAAGATACAAGCCGCCTTCAACGGTGTTCCACAGGATAATGGAACCCAATGAATTAGGTTTATTGCGCATTTTGTTTCGGATATAGACAGTCCTGTTACGAGCAAAGTAACCTAGGACTTTTGCTAAAGTGGGCTTATTATACATTGTTTTTGCCATATTGGCAAATACTTTGTGATATCCCAGCTGAACGTTGTCGTTACGATACGCTTGCTTTGCGTAGGTCTGCCAAAGTTTGTTGCGATAAGAGCCGAAGCCAGCCATTTCGTGCATAGCGGTACAGATGACTTTACCGCCGCCGCCGCCGGAATCAGATTCTTTCTCAGGTTCAGGAGCCGGTTGATTAATCCCCGCAGCCTCTTCGTAAGACTCCTGCGTTTTCTGAGTTTCTTCTTGAACAGTTTTGCTGTCAAAGCCTCCGTATTGACGGCCTGATGGGCGGTCGTCATCGTCTGATGGAGGGGCCACAATGCCAACTCTGCGAGGGGTAACTCCAAAGGCATCTGGACCAACCTGCTGTCCTACAATTGGTCCTCTACCGCCACCACTAAGTGCTTCATCAGTCTGCTGATTTTGTCTATTTACAGCATCAGCAAGGCTGGGGTCAACTTGCCCTCTTGAGTAGCCTACGCCACTTTCTCTGTACCCTTTTTCCTCATTATAGCGTTCAATAACAGTTTTATTTTCCGCCGCACTACCAAGAAGGCTTCCCTTGCTACCGTCAGCGAATGTGACCTGCACCACGGTGCCTTGTGCTGTTTCAATTTGATTGGAATCATTAAGGACACCGACAGAAGTAGAAGTAGCAACAATATCACCCGTCTCGTTACCAATCTTGCCAGAGTTATTTGCAGCTAAGGTATAGGATGCTTTTGATTTATCAAAGCCAAGCATTTCAGCAGTAATATCTTGAGGAGCGTATGTTTGCCCTTCTGCTGTCATTCTTTCTTGTGCAGCGCCTTGGAACTGCGTGATGTCTCGGCCTTTAGTATTGGAAATGGCTTTGTCCAGTGTGGATGCAATTCCCATAGCCCCTAAAGGTGAAGGATTGTTGTAATCTAGAGGCTCATTAAAAGGACGGAAATCTTCTGACCCCTTAAGCCCTAGTGCTTTTCCTGCAGATTGAGCAAAGAACTCTCCTGATGGACGGTCAGAGAAAACAGGCATACGTTGCCCCGTAATCGGATTATGACCTTGTGCTACTTTTCCACCATCCGCACCAGGTACATTTGCTTCACCATAGATAGCACCGGTGCCAACAGCTACTTGTCCATATACATTTTTCTTTGTGCCTTCATCCTCACCAAATAAATTACCGAAGGGTCCAAGTATCCCTTTAGCCAGTCCTTTTAAATTTGTTGACACATTTTGATAACCATGTGCCGCGGATGCGGTTATATTTGGTGCGTTATCATCCCTATCGTCACTTCCAGAATCCTGTGTAGGCGCTGGAGCAGGAGCAGGAGCCGGTGTTGGGTCTGGAGTTGGGTCAGGGTCCGGCGTTGGGTCAGGGTCTTGAGACTGCGTATATTGACCTACGTTAGGCGCAACAACAGAAGTAATTCCAGCTTCCTGTGTTGTTGGAGTAGGCTGACTCGGATAAATGATAAGTCCTGTTTTAGGGTCAATCTTTGCGCCAGCAGGGAGATTATTTCGTATATTCAGCGGAGTAGTATCAGTAGTCGGAGAACCAATACCGCGTTGTTGTCCCAGTGTGGTTACAAATCTAGAAGATGCAGCTTCTGGAACACTACCAATAGTCCCAACTCGTTGCCCTATGGGGCCAATTAGACTCCCTTGTTGGGGAGGTACAGGAGCACGTCCTGCGTTGGCAATATTAGTGCCCCCAAAAAACATTCCACGTGCGGCTTCTATAAGTCCCCCGTTATCGTCAATGGGGTCAGCCTTTTCTGCGCCGCCGCTTACGTATTCAATCTGACCGTTGCTCTCCATGTCCTGTAGGCCCATAAGAGCCTCACGGCGCATACCCTCGTATGTACCAAGACCGTGGTAGCGGACCACGTTAGCCGGAACAACGAGTTCGCCCTCGCTCAACAGAACAAGCTGGTCGTCGGCAACTTCTTCTTTCGTAGCGCCGGGCGGAGGATTGCCTTCAGCAGCTTCTTCATAGGAGGGGGTTGGCGCACCGAGGCCAATCATAACAGCAAGACCCTCAGGTGCGTCATCTTTCATGCCGCCTTTTGCCATCATGGGTGGGGCCATTTGTTGTGCGGGTGCAGCCAAACCCCCAATCTGTGGTTGAGCAGGAGGAGTAGGCATAACCATCTCTTGCCCGACTTGTTGAATTGCAGGTTGCGGAGGAGCGTTCCTTTTCTGCATTTCCTGTGCCACCTCTTGGACAGCACCGTCGCGTGGGTCTACTTCACCGGGTCGTGCTGATTGCTGTTGAGGTGATACCAATGGGTTAACAGCTGCGGGGTTAGCCGCCTTTGGTCCGCCGCCTTGTGGGGCGGATGTTGCCTGTGTCATCGGCAATACCGTCTGCCCTTGTTGTGCCATCATTATTCCCCCTTCGGCTTTGCCATCCATTAGCACTGTTTCTTTGCTACGCTTTTTTGCAGCTTTGATTGCATCTTCCTGATTGTCATGAATGCTAGTGGGTTTAATAGTTCCCATTTTAAGCATTTCCATCAATTCATCATCATCATACATGTACCCATTATGAATGCTTGGTACATTTATAAATTTGCCGGCTATCGGCAAAGTTGCAGCCTTTTCTGAGACTAGCTCTCCACTAGACGTTTTGTATTCTGGTCTACCATGTTGAGTTACCCGCCCTGTAGGAGTCCCCACTTTTTCTTTTTCTTGCATCACTCTGCTCTAGCCTGAACTTCATCACGAAGCGTCTTGAATCGGCGCAGTTCTTTGATTGCTCCTTGCGCCATCTGGATGACTCGTAGGTCATCAGACTGCTCCATAAGTTTGTGCGCTTCCGCGATACGCATATCAGCGTATAGCTCCATCAAGTCCCCTGTGCGCTTAACATTTACAAGCGGTAGTAGTTTCTTGGCGATTTCAGGGGTCACTGAAGCCCTCCAAGAATACTGGCTT